GTTAACACCTAGTTGTAAATAGCGCATTGAGTTTTTAATTGAATCCATTATGCTGTTTTATTTTGTTGGTATTGTAGTGATGTATTGATGACGAAGGCATCAGGATAAGTGCCGCCTGTAAAGGTGACATTGATTCGATGCTCGTCTGTGTTGGTTGTTGTGTCAACGCCAAAGGTGAACACGTTTGCACCTATTGCACCTATTTGGCTTATGGTAGATATTGCACTGGCACTTGCAACACCACCTACTTTCTCTAGTGTAAAGTGCAGTAAAGATGTTTCACTCGCGCCTGTTGAATCTTTAATAGTCACATTTAGCAAGCAACTCCACAACGTATCATCGGGCATGTCTATGTATTCACTTGCGATGCCTTCAATGTACAAGTTTGCCACTTGACCTGATGCGGTAATCGTTGGATAGCGATGCAATGCAAACTGCCCAAACTGCGCCCATCCATCTTCAGTAGCCGCAGGGTTGCCCGCTCTGTAGCCCCCGCCCACGTGCATGCCCGGAAGATTCGTCGTAACATTTTTACCTAGTAAATTGCTACCATTTACATTCTTTGTTAGCTCTAAACGCTGACCAACTGCAAGCATGTTTTGATTGTCTACGTTAATGGTGACATCTTGACCATTGATTACTGAGTTTAACACACCACGTGTTTGTGCAGCAGTTGGAAGTTCACGAACCGCAGGCGTGGTAGGATTGCCAGCTATGTTGTTAGTACGCGATTGACCATTAGTTGTAAATGCCCAGCAGGTTGTGTTTGATTCTTGCCAATTATAACCGTAACGTGTACAGCAATCTTGAGTAGCCGTAACAGGATTATTATCTGCATCGACAAAGTTGACCTGTCCATTAACACTAATGGTATTAGGCGTGCTATTACAATCTTCCGTATCCTCCAAAAATTTGATCAGTCTTACAGATGTGCTTTCGTAATTGCCAACTTTATAATCGACAATTTCAAGTATGCGCCAATAAGAGTTTTCTATCCATACCTTATCCGCAAAACTAAATGTCAGAATATCTTTTAGATCAAGTGAAAAAGATGCTTCCATTAAACGAGCTTCAGGCGAATAAAGCGCATTCATATAAGTACGCCAATATTGATTGAATAGGTTATTATATGGATTTGCAATAATGCCATAAGGCGGTACTTCAGGTGACCAGTTCAAATCGACGTCATCAATATCCGCTATTACTTGACTATAATGGTTAAGGACTGGTATGGTAGTGACTGTTGGAAAACCTATGTTGTCATTAAGCAATTCAATATTCACATCACCTGCATCAAACAAACAGCGCATTCCCGGTGCAACAAAGTCTAATTGCTCATTGATAAACATAGGAATGACAGTCGTGCTACCATTAACAACACCACATGGAGTTGACTGCATAGTAAGCTGCACTTTTTGTTCACCAATTGCAAAATCACTTGGCAATATATCGGGGTTAGTAGTATATCCGATTGCCTCATAATCACCATACACACGATTAACGCTCTTGTATTGTTTGCTTATAATGTCTTCACCTGCTGTATAGGTAAATTGAAACTTTGCTTTTTGAATGTCAACTGTGCTACTTATTACAATGTCTTTAGATATGTCAAGTTTACGTGTCCAATCTAACACATTGCCACTACCTAAATAACTTGTTTGTGGTACGATATAAAGCTTATTTGAGATTACTCTATCTGGCACAATAACGCAGTTATGCATCTTAATGATATCAGTAACCAAATCAATTTGCTTTACATCAGGAGCGTTGAGATCATAATAGATAGTTTGACCAAAGTGTAAGTCAGTTTGTATTAATTCCCAAATGGAAGTGTCCAACGTACCATCACCTGCCACTAAGCTAACAGAGCTAAGTTCATTCCTTTTCATTTTTAGCTGGACGATACTGCCAGCATTAATACCTATGCGCCATGTGAAGTCAATAATTTGATTATCTACTACATCATAATTATCAAGAAAGATAAGCACACCATCAATATCAAGAAAGTATGATATGTTATTATTGCCCGTTACGCTAAACTTATTGCGAAATCTGAATGTATAAAACCCATCAGCAGGTGTGGTATAAGTTGCAGTGCCTGTGTTAAAGTCACTGCTGTTATCAAACACTTCAGTGTTCATATTAATAAACGCTGAACTATTGCTTATCACTGCTGAAGCACTGTTATATACTCTAAAGAATAATTCATTGAATGAATCACTTGCCACATTGTACTTGCTGTTTAACCATGGCATGTAGTAGTTAGAAAGTACATTTAATATTGAACCGCCTACGAGTTCAAATCCTGCTTCCTTAATTATTTGCTCAAAAAGATAATCATAACGCACAGCAGGTGTTAAATCAGCAGGGTGTACTGGAGTATCAAAATTGAATAATCTTCGTGTACCAAGTTCGCCTGCCTCACTCCATAATTCACCGCGTTCGACCAACGTCCAAATACGATTGTTGTCAGGATTAGTTACGTTATCGTAGTTGATTACTTCATTAAGGTTAGGCAAATCAGCAATATCCTTTAACTTCTTTTCACCTATCTTACGTACAAGGTCTGGCGTTTCAGCATAGAATGCCAACTCTACCTCGTTAATTTTACCTTGCTGTCTGTAAACTTTACGCACTCGCAAGTATCCTGATGCAATAGGCAGCGTATCTACTCGTATTTCAGCAGGCAACTTATAGTGAAAATAGTTGTCAGTTGTACTATCAAAATTAACATCAAACAATGCACCAAGTGCAAGCTCATTATTGTAGCTAAATGGTACTCTAAATTCACGACTGAAAGCACCTAATGACTCAAAGTTATTTAGATCAGTAAACCTCCAGTTTTGAGAAATGCTTTCGTTTTCAAAAAGGTCTATGTAATATTCACCCCCCGTACCCAACATGAAATAACCACCTGCGGCAGCTGAATAATCCTGCGCCCATGTACCTCCAAAGTTCAAACGTGTTTGCCCCGGTACAGGTGAATCAATTACGGGCATCGAGTTAAGTGTTTTCACTACACTTTGACCTGCTGCGTTAAACATTGTTACACTATCACCTGTTACTAATGCTGCTACTTCAGGTCTGCTTGTAACAATCAAACGCGATAGCACACCAATGCCTATGTAAATAGGATTATTGCTAATGCTATTAATCCGCGCAAGGCTACCGGTGTTAACTATTAAACTTACTTCTCCGTTCATGTTATGTCCAGTAATTATTAGATAAGCGCACTTTCAAAGTTACGTTGTATAGCTTTCCATCGCTTGAACGCTTTTCAACATATGATGTGTCATCTATGTTTACAGGTACTTCAACAGGCTTGCCTGCATCCTCAGTTAGCCATGTAACCTGATTGCTTACAAGCAGTCCACGCAGTAGTTTAAACTCGCCCTCAGTAATGTAATCCGATGTAACAGTCAACACTTGCTGCACTAAGTTTTGGCGTTGTGTTAAACCCCTGTCGTTGGTGCTGAAGATGGAAGTGCTGCCATTGAATAGCACCTTGCGGTATTGCTTACGCTCAATCTCGTTTGTTATTTCTGACTTCTTAGTGAAATTGAAATAGTCCCAACCGCCACGCGAGTTTACCCATCCGAGGCGCATGTTAGGCCAATTGCAATCTGCCTGCCCGTAATCGTGTGCATTGTAGAAAATATAGGTTTCACTCCTTCCACTTGCAGCGTTGAGTATGGCAACCGTGTAACATTTCCAGTTCGGGAATAGCGATGGCTTAACTGTCAACCCTGTCCAGTCATTTAAGTTTGCAGGATACACTGGCAAGTTCTCGATGTCATAACCATTGAGGAAAATCGTTTGCTGAACAGGTGCGCCTGAACTTGGAAAGATTGTGATAGTATACCTATCAATTATATTGTTGCTTAGATAAGTGTCATTGCCGGGTATTGATAGCACACCATAATCGCTTTCCATTACAGGAATCCAAATGCTATTTGATGCAGCACCAAATCCCCATGACTGGCTAAGGTAAAAAGGCGATGTATCGTTCCTACGATCACTCATTGCATACGATGATGTGCTTGTGAGCGATTGCTTTACTTTTTGGCTACCCGTTTCTACGTTTGGTTTGTAACCATCGATGACTTGAAAATAGCCATTGATTACTAAAGCATCATCACCATATACTTCACTACCTACATTCTTTGAAAGGACGCCATTAATAATCCACCATTCAGTAAGTGTGAACGTGAGTGTGATTCCGCTTGTGTCAAGCTGAGTATTGTCGGTTGCAAAGTGAAAGTTCTGCGGCTCAGCATTGCGCATGTCATTAACCAAAGACTGCATATCAAAATACAACCTTCCATCAGGTGCAGCACCTACATAAAAAGTGTAAGGCACTCCTTGCACAATTACTTCTACACCGTACTTAAAACCAACATTTCCTGTTTCATCGCTATTTGCAACTATCATTAGCTTCTGTCCTCGCAATGCCCATAAGTATGGTTGGTCATTTATCGTTATTGCCATTATCTTTTATTTAGTAGTAATCGATTCTCTATTGATTTGATATAGCCTTCCATCAGTTTATCCTTGTATTCGTCCCATGTATCGTCTATTGCTTCGGTGTAGTAGTAAATACCTTCAATACCTTTTTCGCCGATGCTCTTTGCAATGGCAAATGCTGCGCTTTTGATATTGCTCTCTGTAGCTTTAATGAATGAACCCTGTTTATTGCGAAGCTTCAGCGGTTTCAATCGTATCCAGTCTTCAATCGGTTTGACAGGTGGCATCTTTGCACCGGGTCTTCTACCAAACTCAATCACATCCGCATACTTGCCTGCATCATCATTGCTTACGGTGAAGTCAATGGTTGGTTTATTATAGCGAATCTTGAGATTATAGTACAATGAGTTGAGCAAACGTCCTGAAGCAACACGATTAACTGTCTTTCCACGCACCCTGCGTTTGATGCGCAGGTTAGATTGCGCACGTTCAACTACAGCCAGTGCGTATTCGTTCAGTATGTCCTCAAATGCATCGCTCATGGTATCTCAGTCAAGAAGATAGTGAAGGCTGTTGAAGGATTGGCAATTAGAAGCGTGGCAAAACGCTCTGCTTTAACAGGGTCAATGAGTGCTTTGCTCACACGATTGCGGTTAGCTTGCACTGCATCACCTGCAGTTGACCATGTTAGTGATCCATCAGGATTTTCCACAGGGTCTAAGTAGTCGCTGCCGCACTTAAAGATTATCACTTGCCCGTTATTGTCAACTATAAAGTTGTTGCCGTCGAAGTCTATTGTCATATTGATAATATTACTTGGTTAGAAAGCACGTTAGCACTTACCGCTGCTGGTGCATTGTTTTGGAACTTCATGCCTAGTAAATCACCCTGCGCCACGCTCACCGAATTCACAAGGTCAGTAAACACACCTGCTGCGCTTCCTGCCGCAATGGTCAATGTCAATGCTTGGTCTACGCTGTTCTTGCGAACCGTGCATACAAGTGAACCTGTACCCGGCTGTGCAGTTGATGTTTGCACATATAGTTTTGTCAATGTACCTGCTGAAGCAATTGGTGTTCTACGCAATGTGTCCGCACTCACTATTGATAGCGCACCACCAAACAAACAACCGAAATAGATTGAAGCAGCTGGTACGTTAGTAGCATTTTGCGATTGGTATAGTAGCGTGGTTGAACCTACTGAGATGTTGCCACTTCCAAGCAACGACGTTGAGTTAATGGTTTTGATGTTTGTACCACTAACAAGCGCATCCTGTTTGCCATTGAAGGTTGACCAGTTTGCGCTACTCAATGCACCGCGATTTGTTGCACTGGCTGTAGGCAGGTTAAACGTATGTGTGGCTGCTGCGCTACTTATCGCAAAGTCAGTTCCTGCTGTGCCAACTGCAAAGTTTTGCGTGCTATCGGTTAGTCCATTCAATGAACTTATACCAATTGCGTAGGTTGTATGCACTTCACCAATGCGACTATCTTCAGTGTATAGTGTAACCGTTTTACCATTGGTGTTTTGAATGTCAAACTCGATGTGAACACGGTCGGTTGCAAGCGTTGTTGTATTCGGCACTGAGATAGCAAATGTGTACAAGTCTACTACATTGCCGTTTGTGATTTGCTCAACTGGTGAAGTGCCAATAAGTGTGAAGCTTGTGCCATCGTATATGTAAAGTTTGGCTAAGATTTGTGCATGGTTTGAACCACCACCTGTTTCGCTTAGATATACATCAATAGTCCATACACCTGAAGGCAATACAAGATGGTTAGGACTGCCTACATTGGTAATAAATCGTGCAATCACTCCTGTTGTTGCCCGGCTAAAGTTAGCTGCTGCTCCACTACCTGCCGCTGTGCCTAGTTGGTAGTATGGGTTACCTGCAATTGTACCTTGCGAAGTGTTACCATTAAAGTAAAAGATTTGGCCACCTCCACCACCTGTCGAAGGTAATGTGCGTAGTGCGCCTGTTCCATCTACATATTGATCCACCGTACCATTTGCCGAAACCGCAAGCGTTCCTGCTGTTGTAACAGGAGAACCTGCTACACTAAACGCAGGGTTTGTTGGAGCAGGCATAGTTAAGGCAACCGATGTGACCGTGCCACTACCTCCACCACCTGAAGGCGTGGCAGCAATCCATACACCTGTGGCACTATTGAAGGTTAAAACCTGCCCGTTTGTTGGTGTGGGTGCAGTAACATCTTGTAACCAGTCAAGGGCTATAAAACCACTTTTCCAAACACCACCCAAATAATACAACGAATTGAAATTTGCAGGAGCAGCTGCGCTGACATCTGCTAAATCGTCAAGATTAACCGGAATGGTTGGTTTGTTTAAAATCTCTTTAACACCACCTACCGCAGCCCAATCCGAGTTGACCTGTGCAGCAGGGATTGTTGGCTTGTTGAGTATTTCAGAAACGCCACTTACACTATTCCAATCGCTGTTCACTTGAGCAGCAGGGATAGTTGGCTTGTTCAAGATTTCTTCATCACTACTTACAGCATTCCAGTCTGAGTTCACTTGAGCAGTTGGTAT